ATATCAAACATCTATATTAAATAAAAAGAAAAAAATATATTGTGCGATAAAAAAACTTAAAATCAATATGTGACTAAATTATAAAATGGGAGCACAATCAAAAGTTAAAAGGCCTGAAGGTATGGAAGACCAATCTTTAGGATTTGAAAAGAAACTTACTGAAACCGGAGAAATTAATCCTAAATACGTTGACGTTTTGGACGAGGATAAGCCGATTGCCGGTCAAAAATTTGTGTGTATTTCTTTCCTTTCTCCTGAAAAAATTGTCAAGCAAAAGGAGATGTATTTTTTTGAAGAGTTTCTAAAGAAATGGGAATTTTCAAAGAGTATGGAGAAGTTTATTCAGTTCTTAAATTTTGTCAGTTACAAATACAAGCTTTCATTTGATGACATCTCCAAGGATTTCAAGGAGTTTTTGACCGAAGAGCAAGCATCATTTGTTGAGGGAGGAATGGAGAACGACTACAAGACGTTTTTGGATCAGAATGAAGAGGAGCTTGAGAATTCTTTTAACACAAAGCATTCATTCCAAACCTCCACGCGTGGAATCAAGGTTCGTGGCGCTTATCCTACCATGGAGGAAGCCGAATTGCGCTGCAAGATGTTGCGCGAGCTTGACCCCAACCACGACGTCTTTGTTGGCCCCATTGGGTTGTGGATGCCTTGGGATCCAGAGGCTTACAAGACGGGTCGCGTTGAATACATGGAAGACGAGTTGAACCAACTTATGCAGGAAAAGAACAAGAACGAGTCTTTTGCCAAGAGTGCATTTGAGCAGCGAGTGAAGGAGACGAAGAAGAAGGCCATTGACGAGAATATTAAGTTGGCCGAGAAGACTGGAGCCACTCTTACTCAGACAATTGACGAGGAAGGAAACCTTATCGGGGTTAACAATGTTAACACGCAAGAGAGATCTTTGAAGGATCAAGAATCTATTTCTGCCGCCGACATTCGCGCGGAGCTTTTTGAGGGCGAGAATATTGTTGTGGGCAAGACCGACAATGGTCAAAGCGAGCTTCTAAGCGGCCCTTTTGCCATCAAGGATAAGAGCGAGTAAACACACACTCTAAATTAATAATCATTATATTATTGCAATTAATATAACGATTTGGTATTATTTTTTATTTCTTTGTTTTTTTGATTTTCTTGAACGATATTTTTGTTTTCTGGTTTTTATTGATTTCCTCCTTTTGCCTCCTTCATTTTCAGGGGCATACTTAGCCTCAGCTAGTGGGTAATCAGCCTCGGCTGTTTCAATTACGCGTGGTCTGAGGTCGTTTCTGTTTGCAGTTGTACCGTCTCTGTTTACAGATAGGACGACGCTGTTTACAGGTGGGTTAAATTGTAAGTTTGTCATTGGCTCCAAATTTACTGTATTGTCTTCTGGAATTGGCGCAAATATTTGCATTAAAGAATCGTCACTCGCAAAATCACCGTCAAATTTAAAATATCCCGTGGAAGATAAATTAAATAACCTCATAAGCAGTAGTATTAATAACCGAACTGGCAATAAAAATGGATAAGCTACTCTTAACCCACAATAAACAAACATGCCAACTGACCAAACCAAACCTAATGGTAACCCTACAGCAAGAAACAATAGCCGATAGATTAATTTTAAAATACATCTATCTGGTCTTGAAGGCGAGCAACCAGTGTGTCTCATACCATATTCAAGGCGTTGAGCCATATTATCAAGACGATAAGCCAGACTATTTGCTCTCCGAGCATCGGCTTCTTCTCTCGCTGTTATTTTTTCCGAGTCTGTTAATTCTGATAAATTTTTTAAATTGCGCATTACTGGAAGTCCTTGAGCTTCCCCAGAAAATGGCAGTTCCTCATCTTCATTTGGAAATTGCAAAGCAAGAGCGTTTCTTTCTTGACCACCTTTTCTCCTTCTTGTTCTTGTTTTTTTTCCTCCACTGCTTCTTCCTGTCATTCTGTTGTATGTTCTTGCCATGCTATTTTTTAACCCAGTAAAAACCGTTTTTTGAATTGCTTCATTTAACGCATTACGTACATCATCCAACTTTGAAATAATCATTTTTTGTTCTTTGGTAGTAACTTTGTCGCTATATGCGTCTATAATTTTAACAATTACATCCCTAATAGATTTTTTCCCAGCAGGCAATTTTGCTAAACTATTTGGGTCAAATTGGTTTAATAACGCGCGTGTTTCCTGTTCATTCTTGGGAACTTGCTCTTCTAATTCTTTTAATTTATTTTTTACATCCGCATTTATCTTGTCTTGAGATGACAGAGGTGGGTTCTCCATAATATAATATAAGATAATTTATCAATTTAACATTATATTACCACTTTGTCTTTTTCACGCTGATTTTGGGGCCTTGGCCTCGCTTCTTGGCGTTATTTGGGTCGTATTTTTCATCTTCTTCGTCTGAGTTAATGTCTTTGCTGAGTTCCCAGAATTCTTTTGATCCTAATTTGAAGTCGTTGTGCGAGTCTGCTTTATACCAGAACACTTGTTCGTGCAATCTATTTGATTTTGCGTTATTGTTTATCACCAAACACTCATAATTCTCTGTACATTGATCCATGACTTGGCAAAAAGACTCAAACGTTGGAAACATTCCCGCATAATTCTCGTAAATGCGCTTCCTATTTGCGATATAAGGTTCTCTCAGAATAAACACATAATCTATATTGGTTCTCAGAGTTGGTGGAATTCCTAGAGGATATTGCATTGTTATGATAAGCATGATTTTCCAATGTCTCCCGTTCATGAAAAGAAGTCGCATCATTTTATCGCGAGTCCATGTTCCGTCGTAAAGACAATCGTCAAGAATTACAAAAGCTCGCGGGTCAATTGTGCTTCTTTTAAAAGTCTCCATTTCTTTTTTAATCTGCTTTAAAACAGACTTTTGTCGCTTTAAAATGTTCTCAACGATTGCAGTGTTGTATTCATTGTGAATAAACAACTTTGGAACCATTTTTCCATAGAAACCGTTACCTTCTTCTGTTCCGGCCACCACAACTCCAATGGGAATATCTTGATGATAGAATAACAAGTCTCTCACAAGAAACGATTTACCAGTATCACGACGACCAATTAAAACAACGACCGGCCCTTTAGATTCATTCGGTTTGAAACTAATCGTTTTCATATCAAATTTCTTGAGTTCTAAAGTCATGATGTTCTTGTTATTGTTACTTTAGAAAATTCATTTAATTTATAAAACGCACATTACTAAAACTAATACACTCGTTTTGAATTGAGTTAAAAAATAATAAAAGTAATATATTATTTAGCTAATGGATAACAATACTCTTAAAATTAACTATGAAAAGAGAAAAAATTCTGAGTTATTCAAATCATTCCAAAACGAAGAATTAACTTTTCTCTCACAAGTGCAAAATTATATACCCATCTACAAAAGGTTTTTCTTATTGAACGAAACAAATTACAACTCCCTCAATTTAAATCATCCTTGGTTTTTGGCAACTATTAAAAATAATGTAGACGACTCTAAGAATTTATATAGTTGTTCCATTCAACACTCAGAGTCTAGAAAGATTAAAAAGAAAAACGTATTTTTTAAAATGGCGCCTCTCTTGGATCCATTCAAATTCTTAATCGGAAAATACAATGTAAATGATCCAACATTATTGAAATTGCCAAATTTTAATTCAGATATAGGAGATGTGCACCCCAAAATATTGGATAGTAATAATTCTGCGTACGTTGACGGATTCTTCTCGTTTCTTGCAAGCATGTTGATCCAAAATTACAAGTTTATTAATGGGGTTGATTATTACGGCTCGTTTTTGGGAATAAAAAATAATTTTAAACTCAACGTTATTGATGACTTGGAGTACCTCTGCAAATCAGAGTTTTTCAATAAAAACAAAAACGTGGCTTTCCAAGTTGATGATTATAGCTTTTTATATGAACAAGACAAAGAGGAATCTAAACCTCCGATAAAAATAGATCACAATTTGAGTAATAAATCGGCTCTATCAGCGAAATCAATTGATAATTCTCTCTTTGATGATATATTCACTATAGATGAAACCGCGGATGCTCACATCACATTGGCCGATTTGAAAGATAATAATGTTGAATTGGTTGATATTACAAACTCTGATTTTTTTACTTCAAAAGAGCTGAGAACAACCACAATAAAATCTTCTTCAACGTGTTCGTCGCGAACATCTCACACATCAAATAATGAAAACGAAAATGATGTAGAAAACAATGATCTATTGGAAAGCGAAAGCGACAACAACGAACCCGATCAAGAAGACAATTCCGGGTCGGATGTGTGGACAGATGACAATTCTTCAGAAGAATGCGAGGAGCAAGAAATATACGCAACAATACCCGAATTCCCAGTTCAAATTATTTGCATGGAAAATTGCGAAAACACGTTTGACGATTTAATTATAAACAATGAACTTACTCATGGAGAATGGTTCTCAGCGTTATTCCAAATAATTATGGTTTTAATTACTTATCAAAAGGCGTTTTCATTCACTCACAATGATTTACACACTAATAATGTGATGTATAATTCAACTGACGAAAAATATATTTACTACTGTTATAGAAAGACTTATTATAAGGTTCCCACTTATGGTCGCATATTTAAAATCATTGATTTTGGAAGAGCCATTTACAAATTTGACGGCAAATTGTTTTGCAGCGATAGTTATCAACCAGGTGCCGATGCTGCCACACAATATAACACAGAGCCATATTTTAATGAAAAGAAACCCAGATTAGAGCCAAATTATAGCTTTGATTTGTGTCGTTTGGCGTGCTCCATATTTGATTATATCATTGAGGATTTAGACGAAATAACTGATTTGGATGCGTGCGAACCCATTGTTAAGATCATTTATGAATGGTGCTTGGACGACAATGGCATAAATATTCTTTATAAAAACAATGGAGTAGAGAGATATCCCGATTTCAAACTTTACAAAATGATTGCCCGTTGCGTTCACCACCACACGCCTCAAGCTCAGCTTGAACGAGAAGAGTTTAAAAGATTTTCTGTTTCAAAATCTAGCGTTCCTCCTGGAGAGAATATTGTCAACATAGACGCAATCCCCGTTTTTTCAAGTGAAACTGCTACACCGTGAGAGAGTTTTTAGATTAAGTTATAAAGTTATTTTATTTGTTTATTAAATAAAATGACTCCTGACAATTTCGGGTTTATAATAACGAGACACGTTAATTCAGAAACAACGAACAAATATTGGAACGAATGCATTCTCCACATTAGACGTTGTTATCCTCTAAAGAAAATTGTTGTCATTGATGATAATAGTAACCCCGACTTTTTAAAGGCAAATTATGAATATAAAAATGTAGAATATATAGAATCAGAATTTAAAGGCCGCGGCGAGCTTTTGCCGTACTACTATTTCTTCAAAGAACACTATTTTGACAACGCAGTAATAATACACGATAGCGTATTTATGCAAAATAGAATTCCATTTGAGCATCTTATAAAAAAAGGAATAAAAGTTCTTCCTTTGTGGCATTTTCATAACGAGAAAAAGGAGAATTTTAATAATACATTGAGACTTGTTGGAACTCTTTCAAATAATTATGAAATAATGAGCACATTATTGCAAAATAAGGAGTATGATGTGTTGGGCCCTGCAAATAAAGAAATATGGTCGGGGTGTTTCGGCGTTCAAAGTTTTATTAATCGCGATTTTCTTATTGGAATTAGAAATAAATACAACTTGTTTAATCTATTAAACGTCGTGACTTGTCGCTCTGATAGATGTTGTTTAGAGAGAATAATGGGAGTCATCTTCTTTATTGAATATTTGCGGAGGCTGCGAATGAATTCTTTATTGGGCGACATTAAAAAATACTGTGAATGGGGTTATACATACAACGAACATTGCGAGAATGCTCGTAATAAAAAAATACCTAGATTGCCCGTGGTTAAGGTATGGAGTGGTAGATAAATTAGATTAGAATCCTTAAATGTCTTCCAAAAATGCCGCGTCCGAAATAGCGTAAATGTCTTCCAGTGCATAGAGTTCGCATTTTTCGCGGTAATTAAAACTATTAAAACAAACTGAATCAAAATTTTCAAATTGGTATCCAAAAGTACAGTTCAAATCGTATGTCACTGGCTTTCCGGCTTTAGTGTGCTTCAAAATTGTCAAATCTGCAGCCCGAATGGCAATTCCATAGCAGTTTAAGTAAATAACCTCTTCGGTGGCGGGCAACCACATTACATATTTTCCGTTGGTCTTGAGACGATAATTTACCCTAGAATCCGTATTAATTTTTACAAGGCCTTTGCCGGTTGACATGAACGTAGGTTGCACTGACATTTTTTGGTTTTAGATTTGGTTTTGGATTTGGTTTTAGATTTGGTTTTACTTTTAGTTTTACTTTTGCTTTTGGATTTGTTGCTTTTTATTTTTTATAAAATAAGGTTTCAATTTTTTTTGTAAATGTTTTATTTTTAGAATCCGGGATTGTCTGTAAAAACCGCGGGATTTACTACGGCATTTTCCCCACCTTCTTGAATAACCGGTTTCAATTGGTCAATAATAAATAACCCAGAAACAACGCTAAAATATACTAAAAGGGAATCGCGAATAAGAAATTTGAGAGGTTTGCTTTCCCTGTCAACAAATCGCATTTCAATAAACTTAACTATAAAATAAACAAATGATATTATTCCCGCGATGACAAATGTATTCATTTTTATAATTTAAATGACTACATTCTTATTTTTAGTTTTACGCAATTTAGCTATTAGATTTATGCTAAAACTTCAACGTCATCTAACAATAAATCGGGTTCCAATCGCATTTCAGGGAATTCAATGTTATGAACATCTAAATTATCCAATGCTACGTCTTGATCAAAAATTTGCAATCTAACTTTTTCGTCTTCATAATCATCTTCCTCTTCCAGTCTTCTTTGCGCGTTTCTCATTGCGCTAATTTCTTCCAGTCTCTCGTAATTCTTTGGCGCATCAACAACTTGAACGTTGTTTTCCGAATCCGCTGCATAATCAATGTCACTAAATGACAACTTTGACGACGAAGAATTGCCGCCTCCTAGCGCATCGTCTTCATTTGACAAACTTGGGAATGCAATTTGCGCTTCCAATCTATTTTGTTCTAAAATAGAAGAAATATCATTTGACTCCAATTGTTTTGGAGAAGAGTCTTCGGGTTCCACCGCAATGGGTTCTCTAGTCTCGGAGATAATCTGCGCAGGACCGTCTTGCTTGACAGCGTCTTTATTAGGATCTTCAATCTCTTGCTCTTTAATTTCTTCAACAACGTGTTCCTCAATAGTTTCGTCCATATAAGCCTGTAAAATAGCTTCAACGGGAATGCTGTCTCTCACCGTATTTAAAATACATTCTTGCACAATGATTTCCAATTCTCTGTGATGCTTTTGCGTTTGCAATGGAGGTATGCCAATTTCAAACAAATATACATTCTTGTATATCTTTCTGGCAACATTAATATAAATTTTATGGATGAAATCATCAAGCTTGGGAATCGTTATGTCAATCTTTTTCTGTTTTTGCCCAACGCGAATAGCTGACAACAATTTAAGTTGAATAATGTGAACACAAGTCACCAAATCTTCTAAATATCCGCATCCACTTTTTTCCACGATGCGATTCTTTTCGTTTTCAATAATATTTGAGTTCCACTTGGGAATTCTTGTGATAAAATTTTGAAACGTCATTAAATACTTATCCATCTCGTTGTTCTCTCTACACAACTTAACGGCTTCATCAAAAATAGATCGCAACCCGTCAATAATATGAGGAGTAACTATTGTTAGCAAACGTGAACCCCATTCATTTTTTGATTCATGCAAACTAGACACATTAAAATCATCCATGTTTACATAAATGATATATTTTCTAAATTGTATTCTAAACTCAAAAAGACAAAATTCAAAATGAATAAAATGAGTATTTTCTCGTTTCTAAACTCTTTCCTGATTTTATTAAAGGCAAATAGCAACTCAAATCGTTTTTCTTCTCTAAAATTATTTATTTTTATATTCGTCGGCTTTTCTAGAAACTGGATTAAATCTAAACCGCTATATCCCTTCGCGTACAATTTCGTTGAAAAACTAATCAAATCGTCGTGCGTTAATTTTAAATTGACTGAAAGTTTTTGTAGTTCCTTTTTTAACCACTCCAAACGGTGAGTTTTTACATCTTTCATTTTAAAGGTTTCTGCCAGGTTAAACTTGTATAAATTAATAACAGACCCATTATAACTGGGCTCCGGAACATAAATCTCGCAAAATCTTGACAATATCGGCTTTAAAAGCTTATATTTATCCTCAACAATAATGAAAAACCTGGTTGTATGACTAAACAATTCAATGCAT